AGCTCACTTTCGACGAAGGAACGAGTTCAGAAGAACACATGTACGCCACGATGAGCGGGGCATCGGGTACTGTGACTCGTCGTGGACTTTCAAAGGTAGACGCATGGACGGAAGTTGCTGGGAATAAGTTTATCCATAATCGTTCTGCCTCAGTGAAGGTGACGAACCTTTCCCTTGTTCTTATCAACCGTCTCCTCCTCGGAACCGATACGTTCAATGCACCGGATTGGACTGGTGTGAATAGTATTAGTGGTCTTGCGACACCAACTTCGAGTGAAACAACGAAGGCCGCGAATGTGGCATATGCGAATGCACTTGCGATTGCTGGTGCTCCGGATGCCTCTACGACGGTAAAGGGGATCGTTGAGGAAGCAACACAAGCCGAAGTCGCTGCTGGTACTGCCGCTGGGAGTACTTCTGCGCGTCTGTTTACGAATCCATCAACACTTGCTCCTCATGTGCAGTCTGGCGCATGGATTTATGCGGTTGAGGATGGTGTTGGTGGTGATGACACCTATACCGCAACAGTTACTCCTTCCCTTACGACATACACCGCTGGAATGGTACTTGTCGTGAAGATCACGATTGCGAATACTGCCGCTGCGACCCTTAATATTAACTCTCTTGGTGCAAAGGCGATCAAGAAATATGTTGCTGGCGCTAAGGTGGACATCGAGACTGGTGACATTATTGCAAATCAGATTTGTCGATTCGTTTATGACGGAACGGACATGATACTTATTAGTCCGATCGCTGCGATGCCAACGACGGCAAACCTTCAACTTGTTACTTCTGCGATCCCAACACTTGCTGGTGGATCAACGACGAATGCGGATAGTTTCCATACTCATACTCTAATTCCGTCGTTTTTTACTGCATATCTCAATTACGGAACGATCAGCGGAGCTCAAATAAAATATGCTCAATTCTGTCTCAATGCAGATAAAAGTTATGGATATTTTATTCATTGTCATGGAGCAAGTCCTGATATTTATGTATATCGTTTTGTTCGAGACGCTAATTCAAAGGCGTATATTTACGATGGGACGAACACTGCATTATTAAACTCGACATATGGTTGGAATGGTGGCGCGTCTATCGTAGCCGGTTCTACATATGTTTGGGCGATTGGATATACAGGCACAGATAGAAAGATTGTGCGCATGGCCGCGGATCTTACTTCTCCAACGGTTATGACAATGTCAGGTTCAGCTGATGCAACTACTCCTATTTTTGCAGGTGGTACAGATTCGTTGTTGTATATTCAAAAAAATACGACGACAATTTTGCAGTATTCTATTTCTGGTACGACTGCAACACGCGGATCTGATATTACACTTACGTCTGGAGGAAATGTAACAGACTTCGATGGAACGAATTTCTATAGTTACCTTGCGAGTACGAATACATTAAAGAAATATTCAACTGCTGGTGGCGCAGCAACAACGACTGCGGTGAAATACTTTGCAAACTCTGATAATCAGATTGCAGTTGCTCTGGATGAGTATGCAGTTGGTCTCTGTTCGCTCGATTCGACGAGAATGTATCTTGTTACCGGAAGACTCATTGACTCGGCAACCGCAGGAAAAGATGGGTTTGCTTTGGACTTTACTTTGGTAACAAAGATTTAATATGCCAGTAGACGCAGCACGAACCGCGGCAGTACGCGCACAACGCGCACAGGCGCGACAAAACCAAAAAGATCTCAAAGCACTCCGAGGAAAAGAAGCGACGTATACTCGTTCCGTTTCTGCACCGGTCACAAAGGTGGTGGATGGACGGAATGTGCAGATGGGTACAAAAACGACGATAACGCCTACTGCAGTCAACGGACGCCGTATTTCTCCTTCTGGTGCATCTCCTGTATCGAAGGTGGTCACCCGTAATCTTTCAAGAGAACAACAGTCTCTAGCAGATGCTTTGAAAAGTCCTTCCGTTGGCGGGGCAAATGTTGGTATTCGTCCAGGAACGGATATTTCATCGTTGAATCCTGCATCTCGTGCATCCTTGCAAGAATCGATCAATCAGCGAACGTATGGGACAGCACGACCCGTATTTCGTATTCCAGAAACAACACAGATACGAGATACTGGGATAGATCAAACGGAGCAACCAATAACTAGAGGCACTACACAACCGATTAGTCGTCCTATTGTGAATGTTGGAGAAGCAGTACAAGAAAATATACCTGGGTATTACAACACGCAACCTGAGGCACCACAGAGCCTTCAGGATATACGCCAAGACACACTTAGCCGGTATCAGCAGATGGTGAGTGCAACTCAGGATTATTACACGAATCAAATTCAGAATATCCAGGAACAAGGTCGCCAGCTCGCAGCACGCGTTGGCTCGATGGATGTTGGAGCAGGTCTTGCAGGGTCTCCATTTGCTCAAGGGAATCAGAATCAAGTACAAGAAGCGACAAATCGTGCGATCCAACAAGTTGCAGCACAACGCAGTGCCGAAGTCGCAGGTTACCTTAATGATGCCTATAACAAAGCGGATCAGTTGTATCAGCAGAGGATTGAGAATTATCAGCAACAGCAAGGTGTTTATATTTCAGAACGTGACAAACTTCTTTCTCGACAAGATAAGATGATTGCAGATCAGGAAGCAAAGAAGGAAGCACTGAAAAAATCAGCAGTTGAATCAATTGGAAATATTGCGACCGGTGGATATTCTATCGATGAACTCCCCGAGGCGCAGTATCAGAAACTTCTTCAAGACTCCGGCATGAGCGATTTCGAGGCTCGTGCGATTTGGGTTGCAAAAACACCAGAAGCGAATGCGAGCTATTCGGTCAGTGGTGACTATCTCGTCCAGCAATACTTTGATCCGAGAACTGGCAAGGCAGTCGTGAAGGCAACGCCGCTTCCCGATGAATTGAAAGGATCAACGAATCCATCGATTAAGACGATAACGACGGGTGACGGACAAGTCTATTGGTACGATGAGAATAATCCGGTGAATCCCGATGGGAGTTTGAATGCAGTACCGATTGGTGGGAAAAAGAGTTCATCATCGGAAGGTGCGCCAACAATAAAGACTTTCGCAGGCCAAGACTATCAATGGAATGAGTCTACCGGTTCTTGGGATGTCGTCAGTTTGCCTGATGAACTTTCCTCACAACAAAGTGAAAAAGCGAAAGAAATTAAAGACGTTGCATTAGATTTGCTCTCGGATGAATCACTTGGTGCAGCCGTCGGCCCCATTTCTTCCCGACTTCCGACACTCTTTGGTGGTACTTCTGATTTTGAAGAGAAATACAATCACCTTAAATCTCTCCTCACTCTTGATAATATCGGACTTTTAAAAGGTACTTTGTCAGATAGGGATATGCAGATTCTCGAAAGTGCTGGTACTGCACTGAGTCTTCGTATGTCTGAAGAAGGATTTAAAGAAGAGTTGCAGAAAATTATTGGCATATCTTCTTCACAGGTGGGAGATGTACTATCTGACTATGAACCCGATCAATCCTACGTCAATGCTCTCCGCAATAGTGTCAAAGTAGATGCTCAAGGCAATCCTCTCTCTGAGGATGAGATTGATGCGCTTGCTCGTTATGCAACAATGCTTACGAGTCAAGGGAAAACACAACAGGAAATCATTGATAGTATCAATGCTGCCCTTCGTGGCGAAAAACAATCTTTTAACCAAGACCTGAGCATGTCGCAAAACGGCTCACCACTGGAGATTGCCAAGTCTTATATTGGACTTAATGCAAGCAATCCAAAGCAAGCAAAGACGCTCAGCGCATTCTTCAAAAAAGCAGGTGGTCTCGATGTTGATCCGGCTACAACGGCTTGGTGTGCGGCATTCGCAAACTCGGTATTAGGTGCATCTGGCATTAAAGGCACCGGATCTCTCATGGCTCAAAGTTTCTTGAAATTTGGAACTCCAGTAGAAAAGCCAGCGAAGGGTGATATCGTTGTTTTTGAACGTGGGAAACGTGGTAGTGGATTAGGACATGTTGGTTTTGTCGTTGGTGTTAATGAAAACGGTACATTGAAAGTGCTCGGTGGCAATCAAAATAACTCAACAAGTATTCAGACTTTCAAGACGGATCGTGTACTTGGATACCGAAGGATAAATAAGAAAAGTGTCCGTGAATATACTGGTTAATTAAATTAACTATATGTCTCTCGTTAGCCAAGCAATTACTATACGAAAAGATACCACACCGAAGAAAAAAGGTGGGTTAGAGAAATTTGCAGATACCATATCTGCTCCATTTGAAGCAGCAAGTAATCTTCTTGTAAAACCGGTTGTTGAGACATTTGCAAAACCATTTGGTGAAACTATTGCTTCATCATATGAACTTGCAGGACGACAAGCTCCAGCATGGACACGAAGTAATCGTCTTTCTTCTCCAGAAATTCTTGCACTTGATCGTGTAGGGCTTAAGGGGCTTACTTCGAAAAAAGGAATTGCACAGGTACGCAATACTGCACAAGCCATGAAGAATCAGGGATATAAAGGAGCTGGTGCAACTGATATTCTTAATGTTCTCTCACTTCTTCCTGGTGGGGCTTTTGCAAAAGGTGGACAAGCGATTGCTCGTGGTGCAGAAGTCGCAAGTGGTGCAGAACGATTTTTGCCAACGCTTGGGCGTACTTTCAAAGAAACTGTACCCGCTGCTGCTGGTTGGGGAACTGCGTATGGCGCAGCCGAAGCATACGACCAAGATGGATCAGCGAGGGATATCGCTACAGGTGCTTTGAAAGGTGGTCTTGTCGGTACAGCACTTGGTCTTGGACTTGGTACAGCATCAGCAATAGGAGGTGCTGGACTTCGGGCACTTTCAAAGGCAACAAATAAGAGTGTTGCAGAAGAATCTGCTGTACGAAATAATCTTCGAAATTTGAATCAACTTGAAGATAATAATACACCACTCAAGAAACTTACATCGAAATACATGAGTCAGGGCATCGATGTGAAAGATATGGTATCAAAATCTGATTATCTTAAAGGAGCAGTAGATTCTAATGGTGTGATTCATACCCTTCAAGAAGGAGGTGCTCTTTCTCAAGTAGATGATTATATTAAGCCATACGAAAGCGTCGTGAGTGATCTTTTAAAACGTGAAGGTAATACGATTGGATTAGATACAGTTGAAGCATCAATGCGTTCAAAAATTGATTCAAGTGGCCTTGAAGGTGAAGCACTTGATGCTGCACATCGAAAGGTCAGTGCAGAAATCAGCGGTCTTATACGACGTGCAGATAAGAGCGGCCGTATTCCTGTTGCACTTCTTCAGGATGCGAAGGTAAATAAGTACTCAACAATCAATTATCTTGATCCTGCATCAAAAAAAGCAGATAAGACGATTGCACGGACATATCGTGATCTTATCGCGAAAAATACAACTTCTGCTGATGTTAATGCAGTAAATAAAGAACTTCAGAAATACTATGCAGTAAAAGCATTTCTTGAGAAACTCGATGGAAGGAAAGTACAAGGAGGAAGACTTGGGAAGTATTTTGCACAAACCGTTGGATCAATAGCCGGATCTCACTTTGGCCCGATTGGCTCCATTCTCGGTGCAGAACTTGGTGGCCGTATTCGTGGAATGGGATTAACTTCGACGTTTAATAAAGGACTCGGAAGAGGACTTACAGAATCCGATATCCTCATGGAAGCAAAAGCGCTCAGTAAAACTCCGCGTCCTCTTGTTCCTGAACATCTCCGGCTTCCAGCACCAGATATTTCAAAATCTGGTCCAGTAATTCCACTTCGGGGGCCAACAACGTATGAGTCACGTGCTCCGATTGTTGGTGGTGAAGGACAAAATTTAAAGACAGCAGAAAAAATATTAACACAACCTTCCGGTGTAATAGAGGGGAAACTTAAAACTCTACAAGATTTTTCTGATGAGATAAATTCTCGTGTTGATAAATTCAGGAAAGAAGCGGGTATTATAGCGAACCGTGAAGGTGCTGGTGTGCGATTACGAAGTGTTGAAGATGGTGCTGGTAATATAAATTTTGTTACAAAAGGTTTCAATCTGAATCGTGCAAAAGCAAACATGAAAGCACAAGCAGATAGCGCAAAAAAATATGCTAAAACTCTATTATACGATAGTGATGAAGAGTTTAGATCCCTTGTAGATTTTTATGATGCTCTTTTAGAAGAAGAAGCAAAAAAAGCAGATACAATACAAAGCATTGATAAAGTACTTCAAAAAATCAACGAAGAAATAGACCTCTTCTAATAACACTTATATGAAAGGTTTACTTAAACGTAGCAAAGAAAGACTAAAAAAGTTACGAACTATAAAATTGAAACTCGAAACAAATAGAAAACTGATAGAAAAATCAAAAAACTAAATGTTTTTAATCTTCAAAAAGTTTTGGTAATCGATAAACCATCCACCAGATTACGAATATGATTACGAGAATATGAAGCATATGCCTAGAGTATAGAATAAAAAACAGGCTACTTTACAACAAATCCACAGGTTCGTCAACGTGAGTCACTATGTTATACTAAAACCATCAACGACCTTCCCGAATGGGATGAGCCGTCTTTTTTACTTCTATGTCATTGCAAATCATTAAATGTTCGCAGTCAACGAACTCCGGTATCTCTTCTGCAACAGCAACATCCGTTGCAAATGAGGCAAGAATCGGATACAGCATCCAGAATCTTGGGACGAATCCTCTCTTTGTGAAAGAAGGTACAAGTGCTTCAACGTCTGATTTCTCGTATATCCTTGCGGCAGGTTCAGGAAATGATAACGGAACCGGTGGGAAATACGAATCTCCAGCAGGGCGTATTTACACTGGCGCTCTTTCGATTGCTGGCACATCACCACGGTACGTCTTCGTTGAACAGAAACAATAAAAAATTCTTATGCCAATCGAAACGCCAGTTATCCAAGAAGAATTGCCAGAAAAAGTAAAAATGGCCGTATTTTTTGCGAACGAGAAGGTATCTATTCTTGAAGAAAAGGCACTCCGTCTTGATGAAATGCACAAAGAGAAAGTGCGCGACATTACAAAATTGGATATGGAGTGTGATGAGAAGCGTGTTATCGTGCAACAATTACGCGCTGAAGAAGAATCTGCACGAGTATCTTGTGAAAAGATGAAAGAAGAACTCGCAAAAATCATGGGTGATCTTGATGTTGCAAAAAGTGATCTTCAACTTCTTCAGAAAGAACGAGAAGGTGTTGACACGTCTATCATGGAAGAATCACGAAAACTTTCACAGATTGTTGAACAAATTCGTGAATTGAAGGCAGCATCAGAAAAAGAAATTGCCGATCATAAAGTATCCGTTGAACTTTTTGAATCACGCAAACAAGCCGTTCGCGATTTGCTTGCTTCTATCTAAAAATTTATGAGCCAGATGCCTGGATTCAAGGGAAAGATCCGCGAGTTAGCGACTTCCTACGCGCTTGATGTGTCTATTGTTGATGGCACTGGCGCACAAATCACAACGTTTGGTGGTGGAACTCAATATACAGAAGCAGATGTCGATACAACGATAACGGGTACGGCGATCATGTGGGAAGATACAAGTGATACATTACGTGCTGTATCAGCAGCAAAACCGCTCCCTGTTGCCATTATTTCTGGTGCTGGTTCTGGTGGTACTGCAATGACTGATGATGCAGCATTTACTGTTGCAACAACATCGTTTACTCCTGCCGGTGGTACATATCGTTCTGTTCGTGATTCTGTTGATGATAATGATGGTGGTGCATTTGCCATGACACAGAAACGTGCATTGCTTGCTGCGATCGAAACACCAAACGGAGATTCCGCAATGGATGATACAAATGATGCCGTTCGGGTAAACGTCGTCACAGGATCGACTGCTGGTACGCAATACACAGAAGGTGATGTTGATACGACGATCACGGGTAATGCAATCATGTGGGAAGATGCATCAGATACGCTTCGAGCTGTATCAGCGTCGAAACCACTTCCCGTTGATACAGAATTACCTGCTGCTGCTGCACTTGCCGATGATACATCGAATCCAACGGTTCCAGGTATTGCGTCATATCTCATGGTCTATGATTCTACCGCTGGGCAATGGGATCGTGCTCGTGGAACACCAACAACCTCTGATGGGCAAGCTGGGCACTCTCAATCGATTCTCGATGTTCAGTCACATCCAATGATGTATAACGGTACAACATGGGATCGTTTTCGGGGTAGTTCAACTGATGGTCTTTTGGTTGATCTTGGGACGAATAATGATGTCACGATTACCGGTACTGTCACTGTTTCTGGGACGGTAACATCAAACATTGGTACGACAAACGGTCTTGCTCTTGATGCAACACTCACAGGCGGGACAATGCGGACAAAGTTATACGATGGTACTGATACAGCATTGATTACCGCTTCTGGTGAATTAAATGTTATCGCAACGGCACAGCCAGGTGTTGATATTGGTGATGTTACGATCAATAACGCATCTGGAGCTTCAGCGGTTAATATTCAAGATGGTGGGAACAGTATTACCGTTGATGGTACGGTTTCGGTTACTGGTTCAGTAGATACTGAATTAACAACTGCTGATTTAGATACCGGTGTCGGAACCGATACTCGTGCCGTTGTTGGGCTTGTTCTTGCTGCTTCTGGTGGCGGTGTTCTTGTTGGATCAGCAAACCCGATGCCAATTAGTGACAATGGTGGTTCAATCACGGTCGATGCAACACAATCTGGAACATGGACAGTACAACCTGGGAATACCCCAAATACAACGCCATGGCTTGCTTCTATCCATGATGGAACAACGAAAGCGACGGTGCGTGAGCTTGGTACGAATGATGCACTAAATGTTTCCATTTGTGATGGTTCTGGTAATCAAATCACAACATTTGGAGGAGGAACACAGTATACTGAAGGAGATACGGATACGACCATTACCGGAACAGCAATGATGTGGGAAGATACAAGTGATACTCTGAGGGCAGTATCTGCATCAAAGCCACTTCCTGTTACGGTTGTTTCAGGTTCCTCTGGTCAAGCGGATAAATCTTCTTTTACAGAGGGTTCTTCAAGTTTCTCTCCTATCGGAGGAGTCTATAATGAAACAATCAGTGCTGACCCAACGGAAGATCAAGCGGCAGCAGCTCGTATCACGGCAAAACGCGCAATTCATACAAACCTTCGGAATGTATCTGGTACTGAAATCGGTACGTCAAGTACTCCACTTCGTGTTGATCCAACCGGAACAACAACACAACCGGTATCGATTATTGCTCCGTCAACAGCTCTCACTGCATCATCTCCAACATTTGCGACGGTTGGTACATCAAGTGCATCGGCAGTGGCATCAAATAGTAGTCGTAAAGGACTCCAGCTTGTAAATACCTCGAATACAGCAATTTCTCTTGGATTTGGTACAACGGCAGTATTAAACTCAGGAGTAACTCTTCAGCCTGGTGGATCATGGGAAATGTCAGATCGATATTTCTATACTGGTGCGATCAATGCGATTGCAGGGCTTGCTTCAAGTAATCTTGCCATTCAAGAATGGACATAATATGTCGCTTGTTAATCCAAGGATTACCGTTGATGCGAATTACTATAAATTCTATGGTAATTCAGTATTAGAATGCTGGTATCCGATGGGTACATTCCATAATATTTTTTCAAGTGCTACTACAGCAGCAAATACACTTTATGCAAGTCCTTTTGTTTCTGGGAATGGAGGATGGATTGATGAAGTACGGATTAATGTTTCATCGGCATCTGCAGCAGGAGGTAAAGCAGTATTTGGAATCTATAAAAATGTAACAACAGCCGGTACCATCTATCCTGGGGATTTATTAGTGACAAGTGGTGAGGTCTCTATTGATTCTACTGGAATAAAATCCTTGTCAACGACAACATATCTTGAACCGAATGCAAATTATTTTTTTGCAATACTTTGTAACGCGTCAGCCACGTTTCGTGGTAGCAATGCAACTGGTCATATTGCAATTGTTGGTAAAGCAAGTCTTTCTGGTGCAGCGAGTGCAAGAACACGTTTATCTGGATCAAATGCGTATGGATCACTTCCTGTAACATTTCCTTCTGGTTTTAGTGGAGGTACAACTGTGACGATTGGAATTATGCATTTTTCATCATAATATGCTGAATAATGTTAATAATGGAAAAGATTACGGATATTTCCGTGCTCGTAATTCATCAAGTTATTATACCTATAATCTTTTTTGTGAGTCTACGATAACAGGAGCGATGGCAGTAGATACACTTCGTGCAATACCATTTGTTTCAACACCTTCTGGAACAATAGGACGATTTGGTTTTGAAGTGACAACCGCTGCAGCATCATCAGTTGGTCGCTGTGGGATTTATACTGTTGTTAATTCAGGTGCACTCTATCCCAATGCGCTTGTTGTTGAGACCGGTGAGTTAAGTTGTGCAACAACGGGAGAGAAAGCTGTAACAACGACAACAGTATTAGAACCAAATACGGTATATTTCGCCGCATTTTTATTTGGTACTGCTACACCAACAGTTCGTATTCATTCGAGTACGCATTGTCCTCAGCTTTTTGGAGTTCCTTCAACATTTGGTTCAAGTGTTCGTGCAAGTTTTTCTATTGCACAAGCGTACGGAGCAATACCATTAACATTCCCAAGTGGTGCTTCATTTGCAACTGGTGGAAGTCCAGAATTTTATCATTATTTTTCATCATAATATGCTGAATAATGATCAAAATATTCGTTCTGCTGGATGGTTCCATAATATCGAATCAACATATTATGACGCATGGTATATTGGAGGTATTCTAACTCAACCATATGGAGGAGGAGTACTCGGAAGTAACTCCCCGTCTCCAAATATTTTGTATGCGGTTCCCTATCTTACCGGACACGGTGGGGTTGTTGATGACATTCGTTATGAAGTAACCGCGACGGGAGGTGTCGGTCGCTGTGGGATTTATACTTCAACAAGTCATTATAATCCGTACCCAGATCAACTTCTTCTTGATAGCGGTGAAAATGTTCATTCAACAACAGGAATAAAAAGTACAACAACATCGACGAGACTTCCTGAAAATTCTTTAGTCTGGTTTGTATATTTACAAAGTTTAACAAGCAATGTTCGGGCTATTTCAGCAGGATCAGGCTGGTTCTTTTTAGGTTCAGACAGCTCTATGTCTACATCGATCCGTGGTCGAATAACAATTTCTTATTCATACGGGAGTCTTCCAGCGACTTTTCCTGCCGGAGGATCAACTACTTCAACAATTGCCCCAGCAATAGGTGTACATTATTCTTCCTAATATGAAATATAAAATCACATACGATCTTTTGACGAATGAGCTCCTCTTCGTTGAGCCGGTAACAACGGGCATTGTTGAAGTAGAAGATGATCCCATCGCAGAGAAATGGCTCTCAGAAGGATGTCGTGCACACCTCATTGATGGTGTTCTTGTTGAAAATACCGAACCTATCTGTATCGAACGGAATATCTGTCCCGATAAAGACATTGCCGAAATTGTAAACATCCCTTCAAATGTTGGGATGAAAGAGGCAGAATATGAACATGTCCTGAATGATGCCTTCAATATTTTGATGAGTGAATAATATGACTGAGACGATTCACGAACAACAGAATAAAGAGATTCGCAATATTGAACTTCGTCTTGAACGGATGGAGGTTATTTTCTTGGAGCGCAATCGGAAAAGTGATGACCATGCTGCAGGATTGACTCGCATTGAAACGAAGTTTGATACGTTTATTGCGACATTACCAAAAGAATACGTTTCTGTTCGTGAATTTTCAGAATACAAAGACAACCTTAAAACACTTCTCTCAGAACGTAAAGATGGAGCAAAGTCATGGCAAAGTTGGGTGATGTTACTCGTTCCCACATTTATGTCTGCTATAATGACATTGTATGTCATCTTCGGTCAGCGATAAGCTACAAGAAATTCATCAACGTATTGATCTTCTTGAACGTCTTGTCGCCACTCCTATTGTTTCTAAACGTGATATTCGATGGATTATCTTTTCTCTCGTTGCTATCGCATTTGTTTTTCTTATTGGAGTATTTGAACAGATTTATCTTCTTTCGAAGGTGAGTGATATTTACTCTTTACTTGAAAGCGTATGACAAAAGCAGCACGGTTAATGACACGGGTACGAAAGGCAAACAAAGCAAAGCGTGATGCGAAGCCGAAGAAGAAGATTCGTTTGTACAAAGACTACGCGTGATATGTCGAAAAACCTTGAGAATCGTTTGAAACGTGAGGCAAAAAAGAAGGGATTCGGAAAGAAACGTACGGGCGCGTATGTATACGGGACACTTTCAAAGCTAAAGAAAAAATAGTCCTATGTCATCAAAAAGAATCAAGATGAAGGTGACATTGACAAACCTTGATACGAATGAATCATGGGATTCTATACAAGAGTTTAACTCCGATGTTCCTATGGATGTTCTTGTGAAACGGGGGAGTATGGAATCCGCAATCAGCCAGGCGGCATCAGCAGCATTCATTGAACTTTCAAAGCACATTGAATCGTAATATGAATATTCTTAATATTAGCGGCGAATTGCCATGGAAAGGCTCTTTAGGACGACGGAAAAAGGAAGATATTAAGTTTGTCTTATTGCACCATGACGCTTCGCTTGCCGGAGATGTCTATGACGCGAAGAAACTCTACGCTCAAGAAGCTAATTACCATATCTCTAAAGGTTGGGGCCATCTTGGGTACTCTTTTCGTATTGCTCGCGATGGTACTATCTATCAGACAGTGCCTTATGAGGAAATTGGAGCGCATGCAGGAAATTACAAATACTTCCGTAATAGTATGGGAGTATGCCTAGATGGGAGCTTTGATAAACAAAAGCCGTCTGATGCACAGATAAAGGCGTTACGTGACTTCATGGATCATCTCTCGTATCACTCACCAGAGCTTCCTGGTGTTGTACGAAAGAGTTGGTATTCTCATAAAGAGGTTCGGACGAATCCAACATTTTGTTGTGGTCCGGATATTACAAAGATCGTTCAAAATTATCGTAATACAAAATAAATATGTCAGCAGAAGGAATTGGCAAGAAATGGTACATGTCACGGGGTGTATGGATCGCTGTGCTCACTTTTCTTATTGGTGCATCGGACGTCATCATTGAATTGATCCGTTCTGAGGACTACTCAGCAATGGGAATTGCAATGGCGGTTGCCGGAATCCTCAAGTTTGCAGAACGGATGACATCAAATGGTGAGCCAGTGAATCTCTAAAAAAAAGAAGCCGTAATGGCTTCTTTTTTTATAAAAAAATAGTGCGCGGTTTCACCTAACCACCGCGCGAAGGTTTCGTTCACAACATAGAATTAAAGACTATGAACTCTTTTCTTTCAAAATAGTGTGAAATTACACCATTAAATTCATGCCCTTCTCCTTGTTGTTTTTTATGGAGTGTATGGATGAAAGACTCTACCTTTGTTTCTGAAGGGAATCGAACATTCCAGCCACAGATATGACATGTCACACGTATAACCTGAACCAGATCATCGTTGTGCATACTTATAATGAATAACAGGAAGTCCGTTATCGAGTGCCTCATTGAATACTCTTTTTGAGATATCCTTGAAACATCGGACAGTGGAACCATCATTACAAACATGACAACGGGTGAGGTAGACGATACGACCATCATCTGTCAGAAGGACAAGACGAATAGTAAGCACGGTGCTGCAATCAGGACATGAGATGCAAGAAATTGTATCCCAGATCATTGTTGCACACGGCGGTCGTAGAGACAGGCGTGAAGGATCAGAAGCGGCAGAATGCACGCAAACAAGATACTTGGCTTCTCTATTGCAGCCCACATGATCCACGAATGAAAGAACGACATAGTGATTCCTCCACAACTGCTCACATTCTTTGGGAGAATATCATCTCAAAAGGAGGATAATGAGATAATACACGGCCGAAGCCAGGAACATCAGCATGTGAGGAGGAATCACTGAGAGTATATCACGTTTTTATACTGTATTTTTTGCCTCTTCCAAGAAATACTTTTGAGCGGCTTTGAGAGAACGGATCAATTCCTCGATTGCTTTAATTCGTCCGGTGAGTTTAATGACTCGTTTTCCTTCATCGCTTCCACGAACAAGCTGCTTTGCTTTTGCTGATGTTACTGTTTCATCTTTGAGAAGCTCACACTCCATCTTTGCGGTGTCCGCCAGCGCATCACATAATTCTACGGAATATTGTGCAAATATACTTGTGAGAAATGAATAGTAATGGACCACATTTGCTGGAGTAAGACTATCCGGTCGCTTCATGTGATCGATGATCCCTTCGATTGTAAATTCCATAGATGTTGGATTTTGAGGAAAAATGTATTTGATCGCTCAGTTCTTTCGTGGCATGTCCGACAAAGATCAACAAGTACAGATGGATCATTTTTGCGTTCCGGAGATGTGCTTCTTCGTTCAGTATGGTGTCGATCAATCATTTCTACTGTTGATGGTTTACCACACCAAAAGCAAGAACGGGATTGATCGAATAGCATATTTATCCTGCCGCGATTAACCTCGCGACTTCTTTGATTTTACTTTCGGTTCCTTGTAATGCGTGTATGTCCACTGAATTGTATGAAGTGGCATCGTTGTACTTCCTCCGATCCATGACGAATGGTAAACATCCTTCTCCCTTTCCGTCTGAATAATCCACTCCTGTATATTCCACTTGTTTTCCATCGGAATTTCTGGAAAGTGGCAATGGATTAGTGCGTTCCAGGGAAGCAATGAATGCGTCTTGAGTAATAAGCTCGTCAGTTTTTCCGCATCCTTCTTCATCAAGGTCGCGAAGTGATAATCCTGTTGTGTTGTCTTCTCCTTCATTCCCTTCCATCGATTCTCGCATATCTGCGCCCAGTACAGCATCTTCTTTTTCAATCGATGAATACGGAACATTACAAATAATCCATACATATTCCTTGAAGTTAATGCGCTTTTCTTCTCGAAGAGGCTTGTATTTTGCAACCCGTTCGTCGTAGGACATTGCTTTCAGTTGTTCAAGCTCTTCTAACGTCATAAGACTATTTGTTTGATTCTTTTCCCTTTCGTATTGCATCAGACCATGCTTTCTTTTCCTCGTCGGTTTTCTTCGCCCAGCGATACTTATTTCGCTGCGTTGCCATGACGCTCCGTGCGATGCTCAATACTTCTTCTTCAGAGGCAATATGTTTCTTCCCATTTTCGTCGATCCAAATCTTCTTTTCCATACCTGCATTATATCATGCCATTAGTGAAACTATGTGAATAACTATTCTATCATTAATAGTACTGCAATGGCTAAATCGAAAGCACCCATAAAAATTCCAATAATTGATAACGGAACATTTATTTCTCCTCCCTTTTTTACTCCACCAGAAGACGCAATAAAGAGTATCAATATACCTTGGAGAAACATTATGAGAGCTAATATATATTTCATACAAGGACTTTTTGAGATTCTTTCATATTATTTCTTCTCTTCACATTCAGGACATAACCCTTTGAATGGTTCGTATGGATGTGTCTTGATCCAAAGGAAGATCTCGCCGCATTGTTCGCAGTACATGTGTGGCATATTTCATCCTTACGAATCTTCACGGCCGAACCCACAGCACATTATCTGCTTTTGTTTTATTACACTCGTGACAACATGTGACAAGGTTTCTTTTGTCATTTGTTCCACCTTTTGAGACCGGAATAATGTGATCGATTGTGAGATTCATTTTCTCCACCACCTTCAGTGCACGACGGAGAGTATCGGAGAAGACAGGGTAATTGTTATGAAGGGCGACGATATAATTTGCATCCTCAATTTCGCATGCTGGCCATTCAGTGCCAGATGCAACACCAGGGGCTATATCCACTAAAGAAGGATATGCATCACTCCATGGCTCAGAGATATTCCACTCACCCTGTGTCGCTTTTTCGCGTAGTTCATCCAACACGTCGAGTATTTTTAGGATGTCTTGCATAGGGTAATGAGGTTATGTTCGAGGAGATGAATGAGTGCTTTTGCACGAGCATCCGCTTCGGTATCAGAAAGGAATACTGTTGCATCAATATCTTTATTCCATTCCGTTACCCATTGATCCGGAATATAGCCTATTGTAGGAGCGTATTCGCTTTTTACCTTTTTCATCATTTCTCCTAATTCTGCGACAGTGAAGGCTGAATACGCATCTGGATTTCCATTCTTCTTGAGTTTCTTTACTTTAAAACGCATTTCGTCTACGTCTGACATTATTCCTTCCCACATGAAATAGCTTTTTTGTTCAACCCCGAGTTCTTTCAACCTCTTCGCATGTTCGAGCGAGCAAATATGTTTTTTTATTTGCATAGGACCTTTTTCATAAAGTTATTTTTTACAAAAGAATTTATGTTCTACGCTACGTCTCAAAATGAGACCACCCATTTCTTTCTCGATGTATATTGCTCCTCCGCAACAAAATAATATTTCCTTACTTAATATGCCAGTCTTAAGCGTTATTGGCACAATAGCCTCCCGTACGGCGGCGAGGGTGTCGATGGGGGTCATAAAAGATTTTGTTCTTTAGCCCATAGCCATGCAGACGCACATGCTTCGCTGAATTCCGTACCGAACATGCTACCAATTGTTTCTGGTGTGTTTAACGCCGAGTGTTTGTATGTAATACAAGAGTCAATGAGAGAACTTGTTCCATTATCCCCGAAGTAGAATGTCCAGAAACATCCGCTATCGTTCCATGTGATTGCACATTCGTTTGTGATGTCGAGTTCTTTGAGGATTTCTTGTGCATCTGGTGCCTTCAAAGCTTCTTTTACTGTCCATGTATTAGGGAATAATGGCATGTTTGAAAGGAAATTTATTTCACGCAAAGATTCTACAGGAATCAATTTCCACCCTATTACGAATATTCCAAATGGCTGATTGTGTATCTTTCTACCTGTTTCATCGTGAATGAGTATATATTCACGTTCCGTCTCAGATTCCCATCCCGCCTCCTTCAACTTCACCGCTGTTTCGTGTGAGATGCATTTCGATGATGAGGTCATATTCAGTTCTTCCATAACAGTGCGAGTGCAACTGACCATCCACAGAATGCGAAGAAGTTTCCGTCAATTATTGCTAGTAAGATACCTGCTTGGGTGAGTATGAAGAGAACTTTTTTAGCTGTTTTGTTATTTTTTGTGCGTGTCTCTATATTCAGCATAATCAATGTTTATTTTTCCATCGTCGGTGTTGTCATAGGTTTTTATATATAGTGCACTGACGAAGAAACACCGGTTTGTTTGTGATTGTACTTGGATTAAAGATAGATTCTGTGTGATTGTGTGTACTTGCAAACCTTACACTCACGGCATTCCTGTATATACGTTTTTATTGGGAGCGTTGTTGAAGCACTAGAATCAAATATTTTGTTCAAGAACGGTACTCCATCTGTATTTTTTACTGTCTTCCATTTACTCCAATCGTGAAAGATGTGGAATTTCATAGATCAAAACGGTATTTCTTCGAGTGGTATAGTCTCTGTAGCCTCTTGTGGTGTGCTCGGCGGTACGAATCGTTCACCGGCCTTGTATTTGTTTCCACATACTCCCGAACAATTCATCGCATTCGGGAATTTCGCGTCTACTGCGAACGTTTTATTGCACACAGCACAATTCTTCGTATTTTGCTTTTGCGACGATCCTGAGGCATTTGGTGTGGTCTGGGAGGCCTTCGGTGCGACTTCGTGTGTCTGCGTCTCGGTATCTTTCTCGTCTTCTGTTGGGATACAGAATAGTTGCATCATGGCGTACTTGTACGCTGCGCTCATTGCCTTGTTGCTACCCTTATCTCCACTGTCCATAGCTTCACCGATGGTAACGAGGCGTACATTCGTCCCATCCGAGGCATAAACGGTAAATTCTACATTGAGGATAGTGTAGAGAAGTAATCCGCCCTTTGTGCTCGTTCGCTCCTCACGTTTCTCAGAGAGAACAACTGGACAAAAGAACACTCCATACCTCGAAAGAATAGGATTGAGTGCGTTGTACACGTCGTCGATCCCACGGAACTTATAATTTTGTAGATCGTTCTTACGATCCTTTGAGATAGGCTCAATCTCCTCCATGACTTTCTGAATGCTTTGGTAGATGTTCATACTACATGCTTGCTTTAAGGCCGATAAATAAGAGTGCAGTACCAATCACGAACATTCCGAGGATCACGAACCACACGCCTTTCTCGATGCGCCACTGTCGATGTTCACGCTTCACGGCACGAATGCCTGGAAGTGCCCAGTTGCTGTATTGAGGCTTGTACATATTATTAGCAATTATTACATCGACGCGGGATTCCAACGTCTTTTACTTCGTCCCCACACTCGAAACAGCAACAGTTGCATTCGGTATCACACGCTTTACTAGTGATGGCATGTGCGGTATCGGTTCGATCGGACATACTAGAAATCAGTTACTTCTCGTGTATCTGCGGTGAGTGCCTTTGCGTCTGCTGCAAGTGCCATATCAAGGTCAGCGAGTACATAACGGAAGGGTGCCGCGGTCGCACGGTCGAATGCACCTTGGAGTTGATTGATTGCACATTCCATGTTCTTGAGTGCCATTGTCTGGTCGTATGTCATAGCGATGGGTTAATTTCTGGCTCTTGGTATCCGTGTTCTTTTACCTTTGCACGTCCCCATTCTTGGATGCGTTCAAATTCTCTGGCATTACTCATGGCAAGATCATATTTCAGTTTAATCACTCGCTGAATAATGTCAGATGCCTGTTGCTTTGAAAGGTGTGTCTCGATCCATTTTGTGCAGTGCTCTTGATTCTTCTCTTTCGTATACAATTTCTTGCCAATCACTTCTGCTTGTTTTGCGGTGCATGGTTCCATAGAATGACATTAGGAACGAGAAGCCACAGAGCATCAGACAGTCGAGACCATGTGATGTTCTGTGGCTTTTGAAGGTGGAGGCTCTCGCCATCACGAAGGTATCATACCACGCCATTAGTGAAAGGCAAGTTTATGTTGTGTATATCTCATAAATAGCCTGATAGAAGTGATAAAAACACAAAACCACAGTTTCCCGTGGCGTGTGTGTACCGACCATTGTTTTCTTTAGAGTGTTTTGATCAGAGTATCCATCGCCTCGATGAAGTCAGACACCTTGTCAAGCTTCATGAGTTTCTTGTCTTGGAGCGCCTTGATAATCTCGAAAGCTTGCTTCCCCTTATCTTGTGCTCGTTCCTGGAGATAAACGGGATACGATTCTTTAATGACGGTCGGGTAGTACCAGTTCGACCAGCAATCCCAAGTCGTCGACGGCCAGTACCCAAAGTTTGCACTACCTGACGTTATTGTTCCTGTCTGAGGGAGAACAGTATTGCCCGTAACAAACGCATCCATGAGTGCCTGTGAGTGTGAATCCATAGATAGTGCGTGGGCGGGATAAGCGACCACGGAATAGTTAGGATCGGTACTCCTCCATAGTAACACAATACCGCCCCGGAGGAGAGCGGTATGTGTGGTAACGCGGATAGTTTGTCCCTAATTTCGACGAGGCGTTCTGTGAGCGAACAATGATGGGTGTAACTTGGGGCCGCGTTTCACGCGTAAGGTAACGCGGCTATCCTGCGAAGCTAGCAATAGGAGTTCAATTCTTCGGTTCGCACCGAACTGGAATTTCTCCCATAGGAACATCACCATTGTACTATTGTGGATTTTCTACTGAACCGTGGAAGGTGTTGATAAATGAACTAAAACACCCCCTATGCCTTTCGGATAAGAGGTGTTATAGTCTTTATCGTTGGAAATAAAGGATGAGTAAAGTATTTCATTACTTGTCATCCTTGTCAACCGACAGGGATATTTTTATCCCGAATCTCTGACGGGAAGGTCGGGTGAACCGATAGAGCCTCCGTTGGCTGCCAAGTTAAATCTATCGGATTGATGTTTGTGATGTCCACGGCAGCATCCGTGGTGGACTCAAAGCTTCAATCTCATATTACGTCAACCGTACCAACGTAATATGTTATAGCCAATCTCCACCGAGGTGGGGCGAGGACAGGGAAACGGTGCAGGGGATCGAAGGTTTCTTCTCCCTGAAAGAGCTGGCTCACCAGACGGGCTTTTGTTCTTCTTTTGGATCTAAAGCTTCAAGGCTATGAAAAAGAAATTGACTCAGGAATATCTTAGCTATATTCAATCATCTGATTGGTTTAAAAAAGCTCAAAGAATTAGAGATAGAGACGTAGTGTGTCAAGGTTGCGGGTCGGAAAAGAATTTGGATGTGCACCATAAAACGTATAAACGCTTTAAGCACGAAAGTGATGAAGATTTAATATTAATATGCAGACAATGCCATGAACAGATCCATAAAAAGAAAAAGAAATCGAATCTTGATAAAGTAACTAATAAGCTAATTAAAATGACACAAAATAGAGCGATGAGATTTGATAAGCTTGATGAAAAGTGTAGAAAGTGCGGCGGTATTCTAATTATGAGACAAGCAAAACTCACTGAGAAACGGTTAAAACGCGCATATCATTTTTGTCATTTTAAGCAATGCTTGTCATGTTCTGCATTTTTTATGCTCGAGGAATTTAAGACATATCCAAATGAAAGTTGTAATTGTGAGCGTGTATAAGGGTTGGGAAAGAGCCGTCTCAAAAAAGAGAGCGGTAGTTTAGCTATACATGTCAGCTTCATGCCTGTGAGTAACTCTATGCACATGGGTGTATAATGTTTTTTGTCACAAGGTTGCGATTACCCCCGCAACGTGTAGAAAACTCTTTTTCCCTGGTGCCTGATCCGCAAGGATTCGGGGGGTACGCCAGGGGAGAAGAGTTTTTTACATCCTCATTGGGGCGAAGAAGTTTATATGGATACAGGATGGATCAAGATTCATCGAAAGCTGCTAGATAATCCCACGGTTATGAAAGACGCCGACCATTTCGCGATATGGGTTTGGCTTCTTTTGAAGGCAACGCATGAGGGCATCGACGTAATCTTCGGAGGAGAAAGAATTACCCTATCACCTGGACAATTTACTACCGGAAGAAAGGTTATCTCTAATGCTTTGGGCGTTTCTGAAAGTAAAGTGCAACGTGTTTTATCTTGCTTCGAAAGTGAACATCAGATTGAACAACGAACAGATAGACAATGTAGGCTAATAACAGTACTAAAATGGTCTGAGTATCAAAAACGTGAACAACGAAATGAACATCAAATGAACAACGATCGAACAACGAGTGAACAACGAGTGAACACTAAACAAGAATGTAAGAATGAAAGAATGAAAGAAACTGAGAGTGAGGCGACTACGTCGCTCGCTCCCATAAAAACAAAAAAGACTCCATCACAGATTGCTCATACATTCTTCGAAGATGGCGCGGATCATACCCAGACGATTGAGTACCTCGTTGGAAAGGGCGTACCAGAAGAAGTAGCAAAACAAGAGATGGCAAAGTTTATCTCTTACTGGACTGAGCCAAATAAAAGCGGGACGAAGGTGAGGTGGCAGGGAGAAACACACTTTGATCTCAAAAGGAGAATGGTGACATGGTTCAGCCGCATCCGAGGATATAGTGAAAATAAAGAATCTAAAGGAATCAAACTATGAACAATGAATTATCAAAATCACTCATGTGCGTACAGATGCGTTCTGGTGTAGAAATTTGGCTCGAAGAAGACAAAGCGTCCAATTTACAAAATGCGCTTCAAAGTATCACCACGAGCAAGTTCGTTATGCTTCCGGATGGAAGGCAGACAATCAATACTGCTGATATCGTTGGCGTATTTCTTGCCTCGACAATGGAGGAGACCACACGAAGAAAACTCGGAGAGTGGAAGTGCGCTAGCGGAAATTGGCATCAGAAGAAAGGAGAATGTTCATGTAGGGATTCTGTGCGTACTGATGAGCAAGAAGCGTTTTTCCGTGAAAACGGATATTACAAAATTGGCTCATAGCTATGTTTGATCTAGAAAAACTACGGGAATTGAGCAAAAAGGGTACGACCGGAAAATGGATTATTTCAGGTAATCCCGAGGAGGATTGTGTGGAATGTGTAATTGCATTGAAGGATGGCGGAACAATGAAATACAATTTTTATCTAGAAGACGTAGAACTATCTTGTTTTTTACATAATTCTATTCCACTAATTCTCAAAGAACTCGAAGCAGGAAGGGAATTGGTGAAATCAATGAGAAAAATTGACTGTGAAGATCTTGATCTCGAGAAGGCAAAAAGCGAAGCGAATCCTGTCATGCGTGCAATGATGCAAGGTGCGTGTTCTTGTGTGAACGAGCAGAATACTAGATGGCGTTATCAGCGTGACTCTGCACTTTCAGAGTGGGAAAATTCTGTAAAATAAAAAATGAAGCGTAGACACCCGTCGCTCCATTTCATGTCAGCAAGTTTGGTAGGTGATAGAATTATAGCATATGAAGAAAGACACAATAAACCTTCTTGAAGAGTATTTGCTCCAAGGTTTAGATGGGCATGACCCATATACGAAGCAAATGGAGTTTATTCGTGAGACTACGAAACATTATATAAAGAATCGTGTAGAGGAATTTCGAAAGTCTCACACTTTTCCATGTGGTAACTGCTCAGAACCACATGAAGTTATTTTAGAAAATGGTGAAAAGGTTTTTGTGACGTGTTTATGAAAATAATATTAGACGAGTGTTCTTTCGATGATTCCATGTGTAACGACGGTTTTGTGAGTATCGACATCGAAGGTAAGATTGCTACAGAAAGTGTTGACGAGCTATATAGGGCTATTTGTGCGATGAAAGCTACTCACACCATTCAAGAGAAATAATGGTACAATAGTGGTGATATGGGACTATCCGAGAACAAAGTCACAGAACAGGTTCGTACCTTCCTCGAAGAACACGGATACTTGGTGTTTCGGATGCAATCGGGTCGCTTTCGAGGAGCAGGGGGTTGGATCACTATGAATCCGAAGGGTACACCGGATCTGTTAGCCATCCATAAAGGTACTCAGTCCGCTACGTTCATCGAAACGAAGACGAAGGATGGAAAGGCGAATAAAGACCAAAAACGCTTCCAGAACGATTATAGAGCTTTAGGAGGCACATCACTGATTGTTCACTCGCGTGGGGATTTAATTCAGCAATTAGGTTTTGAACAAATATGAAAGAAATAACAATCATGGATTTTGATGATGGTGCAATGCCGACCATTCAATGCGACACAAATGGTTTTATCAAAGTTTTAGTAAAAGATATCGAGAATCTTGGTAGGATGCTTAATAACAATATTAGGAGTTTAGGCGTTCTTATTTATTATCAAGATAAAGAATCAGGTGAAATCAAAGTTTGGGATGGGGAATAATATGAACGAATACAAACAGGATAATGTGATTTTACTCGAAGAGGACGACGGATCACTCTATCTCTACGTCCAAGACGAGATCGCCACGCTTGCGGTACAGGAACTCGCGATCCTTGACACCGAAGTCGATCGGATCATAGCTGTGTGTAAACAATACCGAGCGAAGTGGGGACGTGAGACGGAGTAAAACATTATATGGGTCAATGGAAAAACAAGTCATGTACGAAAAACTTGCCACTCCACGACGAGGCATGGAAGAAGAAAATCACTATCGCTCACTTAATGTTGAAAGGTTACACACAGGAAGAAGCACAACATAAGGCAGATGTTTGGTATAATTCATGTGAGCAATAGCTCCGTTTTTCATGAGCGAAAATCATGATACGTCCGTGGATGTGACGGTTTCGACTCTCGCACTCCACACTGGACGTTTATTTCTCTCTTTATGATGAAAGCACCATTAAAACAGTTTGAAGATGTTATTGCGACATTACGTGCCCAGGGAGCAACAGATGAAACGATGATCGTTCTCTCCCTTCGTGTGAATGAGGTGAAATTCACACCAGAACCCGCAACGGTTCCTCTTGCGCCAGAAGGACAACCAAAACCAATGATTGATGAGTCTGCTCCAGAACCAGCTCCGGCTTCCGAAGAAGCAAAATAAATATGCTCGAAGGTATCATGGAAAAATTTGGGTATATTCCTTCTGAACGCTTTGAGAAAATGTATAGTGATCTCCTTCAAGAGATTCGTTTACAGAGCCAGCTCATCCATCAGAAGGAAACAACGATCCAAGAGTTAGCGGAGCAGGTACGAAAATACGCTCCTGTTCCAAAGAAGCGCGGTCGTCCAGCAAAGAAGAAAGAAGACATTGTCGTGTAATTATGAAGACAGTCGCATCCCTCATTGAGGATTTACAGAAGCTCCCACCAGATTCCGAAATTACTTTTCAAGTCACGATCGCAGTAAAAGAGAATCAGAATACAGAAGAAGCTCCCGTGGAATAACCATGGGATAATGTATGTGGAGCATCAGGAGAAAAAAAGATCTAAACGCAATCCACATACCAGGACGACGTTCGAGTAGGGATTTTGTCGAACATGCGTTGTGGGAGTACGATATGCTCAACGTACTTCACAAGAAAGTAGCGGTGTATTGTCCTCTCTGCTTTTGTTGGTATATTCCCGAAGGATATGAGCGTACATGCTCGAATGCTCAATGTGATAATTTTGAACGAGATGTCGAATTTGTTTATCCGAAGTATCATGAAGAAGAAAATCTCCGCCTTGTGCGATATGAGATGTATCGCCTCCCACCGGAGAAATATAAAAAGAAATACTAAAATTTGTGGCAGAAACAAATCCTTATGGGGCAAATCAGCACACCAGACCTAAGATAAGCAGTGTGTAATGTGGTATGAAGATATCTGAAATAAAAACTTCATTACTGATCCCATATAGTAGAAATGCAAAAAAGCATCCGAAGGATCAGATTGAGAAAATAGCGGCATCGATTAAACAATTTGGATTTCGTCAGCCACTCGTTATTGATAAAGAAAACGTGGTTGTTATTGGACATGGAAGATTGGAAGCAGCAAAGGTACTGAAGCTTGAAACTGTGCCATGTCATTACGCAGATAATCTCACGAAAGATGAGATAAATGCGCTAAGACTAGCGGATAATAAGCTCAATGAAAGTGAATGGGACATCGAACTTGTGCAGATGGAGTTAGATGAGATTTCTGAAGAACTCCGACCACTCACGGGGTTTGATTCGATGGACATTACAAAGGGTGAGGACGACGATTTCGATACTACACCAGCCGTCGGGGAACCTAAGGCCAAGATGGGCGACGTATACGCGCTAGGCGAGCATCGTTTGATGTGCGGTGACAGTACGAAACTGGAAGATGTGGAGAAACTGATGGGAGGGGAGAAGGCGGATATGGTATTTACAGACCCGCCTTATGGTATTTCACACTCTGGAAAAGGTATTGAAGGGGTTGTTCAAGGGAATGATTTTGGAGAGATTTTAGGTGATGGGGATGTAAATATCGCAAAAGAGGCCGTAAGAATTTTGTTAGACATGGGCGTCCCGAGTGTTATTTGGGGAGCAAATTATTTTCCATCAGTTTTTGAGGACGGTCATGGATGGATTGTATGGGATAAACAACGTGAAGGGGATATTTGGTCTGGCGCGGAAATTGCCTATTCTAATATAGGCGTTCGTGTAGATATTTTTCGTCATCAATGGCATGGGATGGTGAAGGAAAGCGAACACGGAGAAAAGCGCATACATCCAACGCAAAAACCAATTGCGCTCGTAAATTGGTGTATAGAACGCGTTGGTAATCCGCGTATAATTTTGGATGTATTCGGCGGTTCTGGTTCGACTCTCGTTGCCTGTGAGCAGACAGGTCGCAAATGCCGCATGATGGAGTTAGACCCGAAATACGTGGATGTCATCATCACACGATGGGAGAAACTTACCGGTAAAAAAGCAGAGTTAATCAGCTAGTATATGGCACAGGGGATTGCTAGGAATAAGGAAGAAGTTCTCGAAGTATTACGACCATACTTCCAGCTTGGATGTAGTGTTAATAAAGCCTGTAAGTATGCAGGCATACCTGAGTCTACTGTAGATACATGGTTAGCAGCAGATGACGATCTTCGGGCAAAAGTAGTCGCATGGCAGAACGAAATTAACGCTAAGGCTCGCGCAAATTGGCGTGCGAAGATTGCATCTGGTGACTTTGAACCATCGAAACAATGGCTCGAACGTACGGAGAAAGATGATTTCAGTATAAAGACCGAGACTGATATTACAACGGGTGGTGAGAAGATAAACGGTGATATAGTAGAAAAGGTAACGAGTGCACTCGATGAGTACTTTGCTCAAAGAAATACTCAGTAACGGAACCGACGCTGAGAAGAAAGCTCTCTTTCAATTTTCCTCACAGGATAATGAGGAGAGGATTTTATTGAAGTTTAATCTTTGGGCGCGGTACTTCATGCCTCAATACTTTGAGAGTCCGGATGCACCATTTCACGAGGATATTAACCGGAACAATCTCCAAGCATATCGAGGTGCACTGGATTATTTTGTTGATATTGCATTTCGTGGTGCTGGTAAGGACGTAAAGACTAAGCTCTTTATTGCATATACAATCCTCAACGATACTGAGCATACTCGGAAGTATTACAAGATTTTATCAGCAGACCTTACAAATGCACGACAATCTGTCACAGACATTTACAATATGTTCGTGAACCCACGTGTGATTGCGATGTATCCCGATACGCTGCAAAAGACGCAGTACAAAAGGGAAGAACAGATGGGATCATTTACGACTGCATCGGGGATTAAAGTGATTGCAGATACGGTAGGAACAGAACAACGGGGTGCAATCCAGGAAGCAACACGTCCCGATTTTGTTTGGCTGAACGATTTTGAAACACGCAAGACACTCCGTTCAGCGATTATTACGCGTGCTATATGGGATAACATGGAAGAAGCACGAACCGGTCTCCAGAAAGGCGGAGCGATGGTTTTTACTTGTAATTATATTTCTGAGCTTGGGAATGTTCATCGGCTTGTTACAGAGAAGAAAAGCCCACGGAAGAAGGTGCTGATTGTTCCAATACGCAATGACGATGGTGTTGTTGCCTGGAGCCGGTATACGAAAGAGGATATTGCGGAAATGGAACGGACGGATGATGACTTCGAGGGGGAACGTCTTTGTAAGCCTTCAGCATCAAGGGATGTTTTATTTGACCGCGAGAGGTTAGATGCAATGCCGACACCACAGCCAAAGCGAGAGAGTGCAGGATTTAAGATATTTAAGGAGTTTGATCCGTCCCATCGCTATGGGAGTGGCCATGATGTTGCAGGGGGAGTTGGGCTTGATAGCTCAACATCGGTGTTTATTGATTTTGATGTAGTGCCTGCACAAGTTGTTGGTACATTTTATTCAAATACATTACAGCCAGAGCCGTTTGGTGCTGAGGTATATCGCGAAGGGCAGATATTCGGTGGATGTATTCAAGCAATCGAGAATAATAAGTTTGACCAAGCAATCCTTAAGGCAAGACAGATGGGGGCAAATCTCTTCATGACGCAACCAAAGGATACGAAAGTGGATCATACAATGCCGACAACATATGGGTGGAATACGAACAGTCTGACAAAGCCAAAGATGCTTTTAGCACTTGCAAAGGCGATTGAGGACGGTTTTATTCAGCTCAATGATCCTGACCTTATCCAAGAGGCAAGAAGCTATTCCCGTAATGATCTTATGGATAGAGAGGAAGATCCTCGACTTACAACAAGACACTTTGATCTTTTGACGGCATGTGCTATTGCATGGCAAATGAAGGACTTTGCATTTAATGCTATGATCAATAGGAAACAACATAAAACAAATGTAAAACTTACCAAGTGGGGATAATATGGACTCAAGGCTTAAAGATAAGCTCGTTCATGTCGCACTGCGACAGTTACAAGAGGGACTTCGTGCGCAAAGCAGACGAATGAAGATCATTCAAGAGATTAGTGACTTGTACAATAATAAAACGATCGAGCTTGATAGTGACATGGTAAATATTCCATTTCCTATTCTTGCCGGAATGGTGGATCAGTTCTACGCAAAGATTGATAATCCTCCAACGCTTGAGTTTAAGATACCGAATAAACCAACACTTTCTGGGAAGATCCAAGCGGCATGGACACAGGAAATGAGTAGTACAAAAGCCGGATGGAAACGGAAAGATCGCGCCGAAAAGAAGATTGCATTGTTGAGTGGTCGGGGGGTTTCGAAGTGTTTTGCTTCCTCAATGGAGAATCAATACCGTAGCCACATGGAAGTGGTTGATATTTTTTCATTTGTTGCTGACCCAACACGAGGATTCCTAGAGGACGGTAACTATCATGGTGAGACAGATATTTTCAAGACCCATTCTCAGTTGAAGGCAGGTATTCAAGCCGGTATTTATGATGCTGAGGCAGTGCGATCATTGATGGATAGGAAAGACACAGAAAGAGATGGGAATAGTCTTGTCGTCCAATATAAGTTCGATCGCTTAAAGACAATGGGAGTTGATGTACAGACAACCTCATTTGCTGGTCAAGAGGGAGTAAACATGACGGAATGGATAATGCGTCATGACAATATCTGGTACTACATGTTTTTTGATCCTATTTCTGGTATTTGTGTGCGATGTGAGCCTCTTCAAAAGATTTTCATGAGTGGCAAAACTCCATTTACGTCATGGGCAACGCATCCCGATGAGTTTAATTACTGGTCAAAGGGTGTTTGTGATGATATTTACCCAATGGCTGAGGCAATTCGATTGATTCTCAATAATGCGCTTGAGAATGAAAAGCGACGAACACGCCCAATGCGAATTGTTGAAGGGGGAGCATTCATGGATGTGAATGACTTACAGGATTATGTTCCGGATAATGTGATCGTTACACAAACAGGACGACAGCCGAACATCATTACGGTAGAAACACCAGAAACAAAGACAACGATCAACATGATCGAGTTCCTCGATGGGATGATTCAGAATAAGAGTGGTGTATCCGATCCATCGATTGATGAGGCGAGTACGAAAGTCGGTGTGTACTATGGCCGCTTGCAGCAAGAAGCGGATCGTATCGGATCGATCAACAAAGAGTATTCAGAAAGCTATGCACATAAAGGATACCGATTCTTCTGGGGGCTGAAACAACATCTTTCTGGACCAAAACAAATCGAGATGCTTGGTAAAGATGGCATTAAACTTCAACAACTCACGAAGTTTGATTTCAAAGATGTGGATGATGTGGATGACGTTATTGTATCTGGTGGTTCGCAAGAGGCTGAAACGACCGCCGTCGAACAAAAGACAAAACTTGAGGCAATATCACAACTCACTGCGTCATATCCCGATAAGCTCAATCCTGAATGGGTTATCTCAACAGTACTGAAATACTCTTCCTTTGAAGAGGAGGATATTCGTAATGCCCTTAATGCAGATGGTTATGTTGCTCGTGAGTCATGTGAACATGCAGATCAATCGATCCAGTCAATTCTTCTTGGAGAAACCCCGAACCTCTATATGGGTGCTGATATTGATTTTATTCAGCGCATTATTGATTACGTCCGTGAAGATTTGAATTACGTTAAATTGAATGAGAAAGGTCAAGAAATCGGTATTGATAAAAAGATGAAAGATCAGGCTGATAAGCTCCTTGCTTATGTTGATGCCCATCAGCGTATTGTTATGGAAAATATGCAAATGAAGGCGCAGAAAGTATCTATGGCGCAACAGATTATTCCGCAAGGTGGAGCGGTCGATGTTCAACCGGCAATGGGTCAAGCATCGCAGCAAGCCGCAGCAATGCCAGGGAGCGGATCAGCACCAATGGGAACACCACAAGGGACACAGGCTTTGAGTGCAAGAATTACTAATGCTGTGACATAGTATGGACTTTCAAGCACTCCGAGAGAAAAATCCACACCTTTCAAAACGGATTGACGCATGGGAGAAAACCGTGCGTCTCTCGGAGATTGCTTTGGAGACACAAAATAATCCAATCATTGAGGAAATATTGCGAGGACTCCACGAAAGTATTGAGTTTATCAATTCTAAACTCATCACTGATGAAAAAATGACACAAGAAGAACGACTTATTTTCTTTGCACGACGTGAATGCTATCAGTGGGTCATGGATAAATTCACTGGTACGATTGAAGCAGGGAAATCTTTAGAAAAGAATCTTAGAAGGAAATATGAATAAAGAGGAAATGCAGAAATCTCTTGATGCACAAGGTATAAAGTACGATAAACGATGGGCTGAACCGAAACTGAAAGAGTTTTATGATGCAAATGAATTAAAGATTAAGACGATCATAGAAGAAGTTTCTGGAAAGAATGATCGACCTATTGAAAACCTTACTTCAACACTGGATCGAACAGGTAAATTTCCTGTCACTCCAGGTGGTATTGCAATTCCATGGAGTGTAATGAAGGGATTTGAGAAAACAAAATGGACATATTCATTGAAGAAACTTGCAACGAAGTGCGTTGTTCAAAGAATGATGTATAATGGGGTTTGTGAAGATGTGAGAGAATATTCACAGAATGATCACGGTGAAAGATACCTTGATCTCGCAGAACAATTTGTCCGTAAAAATAATCAGTAGTTCTCTTACAATCATCAACGACGTCACTTGGAAGTACTGCGCTGGCTTCTGAGGGGTATATCGTCGTTGAGTATCCTTTGGCTCCAGCCCCGTACTCCTAAGGTACGGGGTTTTCGTTTATGCGTGGACGCGCGATACAAACCACTTTAGTTTTCGGAGCCAAACTCAAAGGCTGACCGCCACAGTCAAGTGGATTTCAAATCTTTCTCTATGCCGGAAGGCGCAGAAGTTCTCGATCAGAACGCAAATGATCCCATTGAAGGAGCACAGCCAGTCATTGAGACTCCGGTTGCTGAACCTCCAAAAGAAGAGTCAAAGCAAGAAAAGGTTGATCGTCCTACATGGTCAATGCCCGTTGCAAAGGCTCAAGAAGAAAAGCGCAAGGCGGTCGAAAAGGCACGTCTTGAGGCTATCGAAGAAAAAGACCGTGAGATTGAGCGCATGCGTGAGGAGTACGAAAAGCGATTGTCTGCAGTCAAGCCTATTGAAAGCGACATTGAGCGAATCGCCTCAGAACATGGGCTTGAATCAAAAGCGGTGAATGATCTCTATGAAGTATTTGAAAAACGTGTCGCTGGGAAAATCCCCGACATGAGCAAATACGATGAGATTGTGAAACAAAAAGAACTCGAAAATCATCGGCTCGCTGTTGAGCGCGAATTTGACGAGAAGGTGGCTCCTTTACTTCTGAAAGATTTTCCAGCAGCGACTCCACAACATCTCATTGATGCTCGAAAGAAACTCACTGACCTTGCCTTTACTGATGGGTTTAATACCTATCGCATCGAGGACATCTATAAGGTCAATCGTGAAGAATTTGAGTATAAAAATGGGTACTCTGCGGAATCGTCAGGCGGTCGTTCTTCTGAACTCGTTGATTTCGATACGATGACGGATGAAGAAGAACATGAACTCGCACAAAAGAATCCTGAAAAATATAAGGAATTCTTAAAATGGCAGGTCTCAACGAAGGGGAGTCTCTATCAAAATATTTAGACTCTAATTTCCTATTTTTATGGCAAATACTGTAGTATTCGAGACAAAGTTCTCGGATCGAATGCAGGTGGTTCGTTACTCGACCGGTGTCTATTCACAACAGGCATCGTTTGAGGAACGTGCAAAACTTGTTTCAGGTCAAGTTGTTACTCGCCCATTTATCGGACGCTTCTTTGAACAGACGTATACACGAGGAAGTGATCTCACCATTCCAAATGTAACGGAAACGGGAGAAAACCTTACAGTGAACACAGCGAAGGCAACACCGTTCTCGGTAGATGATCTCGACGCACTTCAAAGTAATTACAACTCGATGGATGAATATTCAAAAGGTTCAATGGCAGCTTTGAACAAAGCAATCGATGCAGATTATCTTGCCGAAGTTGCGAATGCAACATCGTCTGTTGACGCGGGTGATGTTGGTGGAACGTCCGGTCAAGGTATTACGCTTGATTCGACAAACATCCTTCAAATCTTTGCGGCAGCACGTCGGAAACTCATGCTCCAAAATGTTGACATCGTTGGAATGAGTGATAAGCGTGCAGCAATCGGAAACATGAAACCAATGGGTGCAGCAGCGTTTGCTGACATGAACCCATACGTTTCTGAGCAGCTTTTCTACTCGATGGCAGGTCGTGAAACACCAGGTGGTGATCAAAGTGGAAAAAATGGATATCTTTCAAGTCACTTTGGATTCGATATTTACGAAACAACGAACGGATACTGGACGGGTACGCTTGCACTTGCAACACAGCCAACTGATGGTGACACAGTAACGATTAACGGTGTTGTCTTTACCTTTAAGACGACTCTTGGATCGACCGCTGGGAACGTCCTCATTGGTGCATCTGCTGCAACGGCAAACACGAACCTTGCAGCGTTGATCAACACTCCAGGTACGACGACGGCACAGGGTGTTGCTCTCTCAACGGATAACCAGAACCTTTTGAAGCGTGTCACTGCAACGGCAGCATCAACATCAACCGCAATCGTTGCGAAGGGCTACGGATATCTTGTGGTTTCTGAAACGCTTACTGCAGCAGCAGACGTTTGGACGACGACTGCACAGATTTCTCACAATCTTTTCGGACAGAAGGGATCAATCGATATGGTTCTTGCGAAGGAACCTTCTGTGAAGGTTGACTCTATCCCTCTGCAGCTTGGTGTCTACGTGAAGCCACATACCTTGTATGGTGTAAAAACATTCACCGAAGGCGCAAAAGGTCTTGTTAACGTGAAGGTCAAGTCTTCCTCTTGGGTCTAAAAGAAACGGGGGTAGCAATACCCCCTTTCTTCTAAATCTAACGCAAAGAATGTATGTCGAAAATTTTTACACGAGCAGTTGAGCTTTCTCCTGGCGCAACACTCACACGAAATGGTGTTACTTTGATTGATTCGAATGGTAACTTCAATGTTCCAACAACGATCACATTATCGACGGGGGATGCTCTTGTTGATGACAACTCGAATGAGCTTTTGAAGTTCAGTTCTACTGCAAGTGCCGTAAATGAACTTACAATCACAAACTCGGCAACGGGTAACGCTCCTGAGCTTTCAGTGACTGGCGGTGATACAAACGTCAGTATGAAGCTCTCTCCGAAAGGAACGGGTATTGTGCAGTTTGGTGGTGTTGCATCAACAGCAAGTGCAGTCGCTGGTGCGGCAACCGCAAACGCACAGGTTTCTGTGATTACGAGTGAAGCACTTACGACGGCAGCTGATGGAACGTATACACTTACGTTGACGAATAACAAAGTTTTAACTTCTAGTGCATGTTTTGTTAAAATGGGATGGGGAACCAACTCACAGGGGCGTCCTGTTGTTGAAAATGTGACCCCAGGTTCTGGATCACTTGTTATTGTGGTACGTAATTACGCAGCAGCAACAGCATTGAATGGAACACTTAAATTTCATGTTCTTGTTCTCTAGTTCTTTTCCTCAGCTCCTTCTTGGGGGCTGGGATAAGAGAAGTAGCTTATGACTGGAGCAACGATTATCACCAAGTTCAACAACATGATTGATGATGTTCTTGATAGTGATTTTGCGTATCAACTACTCAATGATGCAAAGAATGAGGTTGAAGCAATGCGTCTTTGGGAACAATTAAAAAAGGAAACAACATATACCGTTTCATCCGGATATTCGTATACATCGGCACTCACAGCTCTTCCGACACGGTTTGCTAACGATATTCTGTTAACAGAAGCAACAAATTTTTCTCCCTATAATAAATATAGCTTTGAGGATCTCTACGCAAAGAAAAATGCACCCTACGGATATTTTATTGATCTTGCATCGGGGAATCTTCATTTGACGGGTGAGAATCATGTCGCAACGACAGTATATTTTTATTATACGCAGTATTCTGCCGACTTAAGTTCATCCTCATCGTGGGCTTTTCCTGAGCGATTTCACTTCATTCTGCCATTAAAGATGGCTGAGCTTTATTACGCCGTAAATGCTGGTGAAAAAGGGCGTTCATGGGATGATCGTTGGAGTAATCAGTATGAAAGGATCTTGAATGACATGTTTGCATGGGATGATAACTTGAAGACACGCAACCGTCGTCCACGGAATCATTCAGGTGGTACAAATCCAAAGGCCGTATACTAATTTATGCGGATTTTTTCAGTGAAAAACTTCGATAAAGGACTTGTCGATGCAATCGAGGATTACTCGATTCCTGAAGCCGCAGCCTCTTCTTCGCTGAACTGGCTCACTCTTGGTGATAAAATCGAACTTTCGGGTGGGTATACGATTATTGGAACCGAAAATAGTGGTTCTGGAAAGATCACAGGGCTAAAAATTGGTGAAAAGGTAGATGGGACACTTTTTCCCGTTCGTACTCGGGGGAAGAAGATTGAATATTATTCGACAGCATCAAGTGACTGGGTAGAAATTGGGACGGATCAGCTTGGAACACTTGCAGATGGTGAAGATGTTGCGATTGATAGCTATGTCTCTTCTGCGGGGTATCAAATGTGGATCTCTTCGCCAAATTCATCTCTTTACAAGCTGATGATGGCGAATCCATCGAGTATTAAAGACATGTACGATAGCTCAAAGAACTACAAGGGCTATCTCACTATTTCAAATGCCCGTAGTTTGATGTGGAATAGGAAGAACAATAGGAATTACATTTATGGTTCCTATAAGGATCTCCAGAACTCCACAACATATACTGACGTTACTTCTGAGGCCGTCGGAGCATCGGGTGGTACGACATATACCGGAACTCTTGCAACAATTTCTGGAAAAAGGACGTGTTTTAACGTTGTTTTTACTGATGGTACGACAACAATCAGTGATGATAAGAATGGTGGTTACTATAACAATGCAACCGGTGCGGTCATTACGGGTACGATAAATTATGCGACAGGTGCGTATTCAGTCACATTTCCTTCTCCTACGGTTGGTTCAGTTACAGTGAACTACTCTCGAGAAGACTCGACAGTTCAAGGGATTGCTGATTTTACATTTTCAGCAACCCGTACTGCATCTCAAGGGTTTTATCTTCCTCAGAATACTGGTGGGGATATCAAAAATATTCTTGGATATAACGATAGCTCTTATTGTATTCATGAGAAGAATTGTTGGCTTCTCAATATTGATGTTACGGATTTGGTTGTAACGAATAGAGAATATCGAATCAATGTTGGCATGGAGAATTGGAAGGCGGCAGTGCCAACAGGGGATGGAATTTATTATATTGATTCCTCAAATCCAATTAAACCAACGTTTAATCTTCTTACTCTTGATAGCAGCAATTCCGAAGTCATCCCGACACCTATTTCGTACAATATCGATCTAACCGGGTATGATTTCTCCGGTGGTGTTGGATTTTTTTGGAATAATTACATTCTTTTTACGGGCAAAACGACAGGAGCAACAAATAATAATCGTGTTTTTGCATATAACAAGATTTGGAAATCGTTTGATGTACTTGATTACTACACGACATGTTTTGCTGATTATTCTGGTGCATTGTGGGCTGGAGATAGTGCATCAAATAATGTACAGAAACTTTTCTCAACAACGAGTGCAAACGGTGCATTGATCAATAACTATTGGGAAGGGAAACTCACACGACTTGAAGTCGAAGAGCTCAAAAAAACAAAACGCATGACGTTCAGAGGCGAGATCGGAGCAGCACAAAACACTAAAATTTCTTTGGCCTATGACAATGGTGCTTTTTCTGAGCTCGGTCGCATTCTTGGTACTGGTGATTATGTCGATACAGCCTCCTCGCACACGGTAGGAAGCTCCACAATTGGTTCTGATGAGATTGGTGGTGGTGGATCGGGTGTTGAGGCATTTAACTATGTCCGTGAGTTCCGTGTTCGTTCCTCAAAGTTCGACCAGGTAAAAGTACGTATTGAAGCAACAGCAGCAGGATACATGTCTGTTTCTCAGATTGACTTTTACGACATTCAGACGTTCGGACAGAAAAACGTGCTTCGGTATCGTCAAACTTCTTAATCTATGTCTACGATTACTCTCCCAAAAATTCTTGCAAATTTCACTACGACGCTCGCGGCGACGATGAGCGCATCGGCGACAACGTTCACGCTGGATCGATCTACTGATCCAGACGGTACAACACTTTCTGGGCTGTATGAGCTCACTTTCGACGAAGGAACGAGTTCAGAAGAACACATGTACGCCACGATGAGCGGGGCATCGGGTACTGTGACTCGTCGTGGACTTTCAAAGGTAGACGCATGGACGGAAGTTGCTGGGAATAA